ACCTTGTTATTGGCAAAGCGGCGATACCGCGCCTCCAGGCTTTCGGCGCATTGAACGGCGGCGCTCGCAACCGACCCACGCGCGGCGAGCGCCGCCGTGATCTTCTCGTTGGTGACGAGTTGATCGGTGGTGTCGGTGTCGCCGATCAGCCCGCGAGCTTTATCGAGGTCGGTCGGCTCGCTCTCGTCGTATGTCCAGGTAGTCGGCATCAGTATTGATCAACCATTACTTCAAGGTAGAAGGTCTCGGCGCTTGTCGGCGTGTAGGTGTCTTCTGCGGTTATGACGACAAACAGGTCTTGTGAACCAGCCGCACACTTGAAAGGAATCACGCTCAAGTCCTGAGCCTGGCTGCCGTCGCTGCCAGCGCCTTCGGTCGTCATCGTCAAGTCGCCGCTTGAGGCGGTCAACTTCGCTCGATTGGCATAGAGCAGCGTCCAGGCCGCGTTATCCACGATCTGGATGACCGGCGCGGTGAAGAAATGGACGCGGAACACGCCATCGGTCAGGGTGGCAGAGTTGCAGACCAGGCGCGTGCGGCAGATGCGGCCCTGCCCGCCTGGATACCGCACGACATTTGCCAGCCGCAGCAGCCGCGTCGCCGTGCCGCCGCTCGTGTAGGCGGAATTGCCGGCAATCGCCACATCAGACGTATCGGTTATTGAAAACGTGTCGGCATCGATTTTGACGACCTTACGATCCCCGTTGGCATTCGTGTTGCCGCCGACCGAGGCAATGGTTATGTAGTCGCCGGTCGCGTAGCCATGCGCCGTAATCGTCAGGACGATGGGCGTGGCGTTGGTTGCACCGGTGATCGACTTACTGGCTGGCGCGACCGAATCACCGACCGCGTACTGGGTCGTACCGCTTGGCCGCGCGAAGGATTCTGAGGCCGCCTTATAGAGTCCGAATCGTTCTGGCATCTATGATTTCTCCTAAGTCTATCGAGTCTGTAGAGTCTATAGAGTCGCGAGTCTCGGACTCTACAGACTCTCTGGACTCTATTGACTCTTAGATGACCACATATTGAATGTAAAGATTTGCGACCAGCCCCGTGGCATCGCCCGTCTTTTCATCAATCGTGATCCACTTGCCTGCGGCGAGGAGTTGCGCGTGCGCATTTGCACCGGTGTCCAGGGCCGCGTCCATGCTGTCAAAGACGCCAATGGCTGCATTGGCATCGACCCCGTCGAGCAGCGTGTCGCTCGTGGTTGTCGCACTGCCCGCCGTCAGCCCCACGTCTAAGGTGCAGGCACCGGTCGCCACCGTCGTGAGATTCAACGTCGCGCGCAGAACCAGAATCGAACTCGCCTCCGGGTTCTGCCACGCGACCACGCCGCCCGATCCGGCATGAATGGCCGCACCCGTCAGCGTTTTGATTGCCGTCTTGGTGCCGCGATCAAAAGTCACGGTGCCAAACGACGCCATGACCTGATTGAACTGCGCGGCGGTGAACGCGAGCAGCGTCCCGGCCAGGACGATAGTCGTTGCGTAGAGCTTGCCGATTTTTGCTGCCGCTCGATTCCATAATGTAATTGCTGGCATATCTACTTACTCCCTTTCTTCATCAGCCCGTCAACCTTCGCTGACAGCAATGCGATGATCCGATCCTGTGCCGCGAGTGCCTGCTCAAGCACCGCCAGCCGATCATCGCCGTTCATCTCTGCCTGTTCCGTATAGAGCGGGCGCAGTAAACGCTGCGCGACCAGCCGCGCCACGTGCCGCCAGGCGCGCGCGTCAACAAGTTCGCCCTTGGCAAACTGGCGCGAGCCCGGGCCTTCAAATGGTCTTACGACCTCGTGTGTCTCGTTCATGAATCCTCCAGTAGCTGACCGGCGACCGCTGACCGACAACCGCTGATCGCTGACCGATAACTATCGGCGGGCGGCCAAGGACGTTGCCGGTCAGCGGTCAGTCGTCGGCGGTCAGCTAGCTGACCACCGATTCAAGGAAGTACCCTAAATCCGCGCCGACCAATTTAAGATCGAACGCGCTCTCGCCCTCGACTCGATCGGCTTTTTCTTTCGGCAGGAAGAAGCGATTCATACCGACCGTGGCACCGGGCATGCCGCCAGCCACGCCCTTCCAGGAGAAGGTGTAGCCAGCCGAGGGAACCAGGAGTCCGGGCGCCGCAGGCACGTAGCACAGCAGCGCATGCTTGCCGTGGGTGAAGCCCAGGGCCGCGGTCTCGCCTTCGACGTTGGTGGCCTTGATCGCTTTAGCAACCAGCACGCGCTCGATGTCGAAAACTTCAGCTAGGAGCGCGGGCGTGATCTTGCGCGTGGTGGCCGCCGACGTATATTTGATTCTTTCCAGGATGTCGGGGTGATTGCGCAGCTTGCGGTAAACCTGATAGCCGAGCACCAGGGTGTTGGCCTCAAAGCCGGTCACCGACAGGATCGCTTCTTTGCCGGTTTCGATGTTATCGACCGGATCTGAGCCGGTGAAATCCGACCAGAGATCTGACGGGGTGACGGAATTCCCCCAGACGCCGGTGACGAAGTAATCCGTGCACCACTGAATCTCGCGCCTGAGCAAAAGCCGCTGGGTGACGAACTCCGTGGCATCGCGGTCCATATTGATGCCGGCGTCGGCGTTGTTGCGCGCCTGCACGCCAATATCCTTATGGAGCGCGAAGACGTCGCAGGAATAGGACCCGGTTGACAGTCCGTAGCCGCTGCCGGCGCTTTCTGTCGCGTCCTTTCTGACCTTCGCCTCGTCGCGGAACCAGTCGTTTTTGGTGTAGGTGTAATACTTGTCGGTCTGCTTGTCTACTGGGACCTCCGGGAAGACCTGACCGGCAATGTAGTTTTCCTGTTTTTGAATGTAGGCCGTCGAGATATTCGTCAGCGGAACATCGACGGCATGGACGCTTGCACTTGATGGTTGCATCTTGCAGAACTCCTAAGATTTGCGCTCGTGACCTCAAGGGTTCTGGCAAAATGGTTGTGTTTACGCGAGGACGCGCGGGTTTGCGCAGTCGATGACGGCAGTGATCATGCCGCCCGCCGCGCCGTTGTCGATCAGCACGGTGCCGACGATGTACTTGGTCGTATCGGTGACCGAGTAGGCGGCAGCCTGGGCGTCAGCCGAGGTGCCGATGGCATTGCCGAACGCCAGATCCGCATCGCCTTCGAGCTTGGTGATGCCGACGATACACACGGCGACAGAGCCACCGTTGACGGCGGCTTCCTGGGCGACGCCGATGGGTTTATCGGTCGTGCCCGCACAGGCGATGACGGTATTGGCAGCCGAGAGTTTGACGAACGTGTAGGAGGCGATAGTGCCGCCTGCCGCGAACGTCCAGTTGATTGGTTGTGGGCCTTCAACAGCCATAATGAACCTCCCTTGATGCGCTGACCTCGGAAGGGTTCTGGCAGTTGAAAAAGAATGCGCGTCGAGCGCGCGAGAGCGGGCCGGTCGGTTTAGCTTGCGCCGGTTCGCGTGGCGGCAACGTGTTCGTTGTAGGTGGCCGGATTCAGATCACACGCCTTTGAGAATGCAACCGCCTCGCTCAGGAGCGGTTCGGCGGCTTTAATCTTCACGGCCTCAGCCGCGAGCTTCTCAAGCGGCGTCTGCGCGTCGCCACTGCCATCCGACTGGCGCAGTTGCTCGGCGACCGCGCGCTCGCGCGCGACGTATTGCGTGAACATCTCGGACTCTTCGCCGAACTTCTCAGCGATGCCTTCCATAAACTTCAGGTGCTCGTCCCGCTTGCCGCTGAACGTCTTGACGGTCTCATTGAAGCGCTGCGCGCGCGCCGTCTTCTCAAGCGCGACCACGCGCTCTGAAGCGGTTCTCAGTTCCGTGTCCTTGGCCTCTGAGGCCGTCTTGAGCGCGGCAAGTTCGGTAGCCTGCGCCGCCATCTTCGTTTCCATTTCGACGAATCGCTTCGTCTCGTCTTCGCTCATGCCTTTCGCGACCTGAGCTGGTTTTTCTTCTGCCATTGTTGGAACCTCCATCGATTGAATCGGCTCAAGAGCCGTGAAAATGTATGTGACATCCTGATCACGAAACACGCGCGCCGCCTGCGCGGGCGCAAGGTAGCCGCTCGATAGTTCGAGCAGCCCCGCTTCGGTTGCCACCAGCGGGCGCAGAGAGTCTTCTTTGAAGAAGGGGCGCACGGTGAGGGCCGCGCCGCTCGCCACGTCCTTGAACGTCTCTCTGGTCGATTTGCGCTCCCACTCGTCGAACCATTCCGGGCTGATGTAATGGAAGCGATCATTGCGAATCGCGGCCTCGCCCAGGTCTGTCCACTTCACCCGCGCATCAACCGATTCGTCATTGTTCAGGCGCATATCGGTAATCCAGCCATAGGCGCCATCCTCATTCGGCTTATGCTCGGCATTGATCGGCAGCCGCGATTGATACACCTTGTCTTTGAAGTTCTGAATGAAATGGCGGTTGCGCTCTTTGGTCATCTTGATTACGCCATACTCCTCATGCTTGAACTCGCCGGGCTTGGGCAGGTAGGGAATCCATTCGGGCGGCTCGGCATACTTTGACAGCTCGACAAAGAGTCGCATCCTGCCGCTGCCCTGCGCGCACAGTTCGGCAAGCTCTACGGGCAGGTACTCGCGGGCTTCTTCGACTTCTTCGAACTGGCCGAACTGGTAACCGTCACCGGTGCGCATGAACGGCACGCGATAAAGTTTCTGCGTCTGGTTGTCGCAGGCGATGAGTGACCCCGACGGGTAGACATCCCGCATCCAGTACTTGAAACCGCCACTGGTATTACTGTTGAACCGCTGAAGAAAAGCGGCCTCGATCTCGCGCTGCATATCGCCATAGGAGGCCTCGCCAGCCACCCGCACCGCGCTTGAACTGTCGCGCATCGGGATATCGATGCGCTTATCGCCGACTGAAATACTGATGGTCGCAAAGCGCAGGTTGACGGCGGGAAGGCTGCCGACCGGCAAGGCCGCACCGCTATCGATATAGCCGAGGGTAATGTGCGGCGTGAACCCATGATCGGTTCTTGGCGCGCAGCCTGCCTCGCCGAGGGCCTCTGCCACACGACTACGAAACTCGCTCAGTCCCGGCATATCGATGCTGGCATAAACCACGTCTTTACCGTCCGACGTCGGGCTGGCGTTGAATCTGCCGAGGCCTCCGGTTTTGCCCATCAGCGCCGGGTGATAGCTTGCAACCGACTCGATTGCGACGATTGCCCGGGCAACCGCCACTTCGCCGAGAAGTGCGATGTCGGCGCAGTAACAGAGGGTAAGATGTAAGCCGTCCGCGCTTTCGCCGCCGCTAATGACTAAGGCTTGCGCGGACGGTTCGTCCAGCCAGAAGCCGACCGTCAGCCCCGTATGCTCGGCAAAATTCAGGGAGCTGATAAACTGCTCGCTCATCTGTGACTGGCTGCGTTTCTTTGCGCTGGCCACGCCGCCCGCGTGCGCGCGCGCCTTTCGGGTCATGCCCATGAACTCCGCTTCGGTCACCTGGTCTTTGAACATTTCCTTGAGGAGCGCGTGCAGCCGCTTGAAGTAGGGAAGCGAGCGCTTTTCTTCCGCCATCTGCACCGTGCCTTCACCGCCGCATGTCTCACACGGTTGGTCGCCGATCAGCTTCGTGCCGCCGCAGTCCGGGCAGGTGGTTTCTTTTGCTTTCTTTTTCATATCAGCCTCTGGTCAAAATCCGGTATAGTCACTGGCATGGAGTACCCATTCAATCCTGCCGCAACAGAAAGGCGCGGCAGTCTCATAGTCTTTGATTCTGATGGTCGGCTACGCGCCGCAAGGCCCGACGACAGGAGTCCGATTGCCATTGCCGCGGCGCCAATTAAAGAAGACGACACCGTGATCATCGAATTAAGATCAACCAATCCATACCTGAACTTCGCGTACCCGGTTAAACGGCCAACTGAGTAACCAAACACC